CCAATCCACCCATCAGATTTGCGCAAACGCTCTGGGAAGGAATCATCGATTTGCTCACGCAACTGCACAGCTGCTTTAGACAACCAAGGCTTCATTAGGACAAAAGAAGTTTTGCTTCATCCTCAGTAATGCCTAACCGATCAAGTAATGCTTGTTTGGCTTTAGCCTTTACTGCAACTTCGGCAAGTTCTGCCTCAAATGCAACTTGATCTTTTTTGTATTGAGCAAACTCAGCATTAGTCATTTCTCTATCAATGATTTCGCCATCTAGTTCAACTATTCTTACCATAGGTTTGCTCATTATTTCACCCCATATATATAGACATTACCGCTGCTAAAACTTCCTGATGCATGTAAAAAAAGAATTGAAGTTATCGCTGCTGAACAGTCATAATTACCATTTGCAGCATTAAATCGCATATCACCACTTGGTCCACACATTGCTTGATGACTTATAGCCATTTGGCTAGTCGAATTTGGGTCAAAGATTTGTATAAATGCGTTTGCATTGTTTAGAACTTGGTCGCTTGTTCCAGTTCCAGCAGTAATTCTATAGCTTGTTTGGGAAGTTAACTTGTTATCACTCACGCCCGAAGTAATACCACATAAAGCATAATTTGAACCAGTATCACCATTGATTCGCATAGTAATAACATTATCCGCAGTTGCATAGACATTAGTCATAAAAATTTGCAAATATTTATAACCAGTTACTGTTATGTTGAAAGTTGTGCTGGTGCTAGACAATGCTGTGCCACCTGAATTTAATAAAGTCATGCCACCGCTTGCAGGAGTTGCCCATTTAAGACCTGTTGCAACTGATGAGTCTGCTGTCAATACTGTATCATTTGCACCAACGGCTAATCTTGAAACTGTATCTGCTGCGGTTGCTGCAATAATGTCGCCTTTAGCATCAACGATGGTTTTAGCAATTGCTGCTCCAGCATTTGTGAAAACTGTTGTATCAATAGCAGTTCCGAGTGATCGGATTGCTGCTGCACCATCTTTGACCAATGCGGTGTCATCTGGTGTCGTCCAGCTGTAATTAGTAGTGGTTGCCATATTGTCCTATTCTCAGGATACGATTGTAGCGTATTCCCATGTTAATGTTGGATCTAGTGTGTTCCATGCCTCGGTAATTGGCACAGTATTCCAGCGCATCGCCACTTGGCTAAACGCCACCGGTGAAAGGTTGATTGTCAGAAATAACTCATTAAAGCGAGTGCTCCATTTCCAGCCTTCAACATAACCTTCAAAGACCCCATTTGAGATCTGGGTTGGCAGATTTTGGATGTTTAATGGCTGACCCATAAACACACCCAAAAGGTTATCTCGATCACTGTTGTCTATCTCTGGATTAGTTATTGGGAAGGTTATTGATTGAAAAGCTGCTAATGGGAAAGCACGCTGAGCAATGTATCTATCTGCAACTTCCTCTGCATCTGCACCTGAGTGAATAGCTGAGTTAATGCTTTCTGCTTTGTAGCCATATAAAGCAATTGATTCTGGGCTTGTGGCAACTTCTTGTGAATTAAAGTTATTGCCATAATTGATATAAATGTCATTGCGGATATCTGCTGATCTTGTAATTGTTGATAATCCTTGACCTAAAGCATGTTTGGCATCTAGATCCACATAACCATTGGATGCTAAATAAGTCTGCCTGTGGTCTGCATCTGCATAACCGATATCTCCGTTAGGTGCTTCATAAAGATAACCAAATGCGCTATCGGCAATAAAACTTGCAATGTTATAGACAGTATCAGGATCAGCTGATCTGGCTGACATTGTGTAAAGACCAGGTTGATCGATTTCGCCAAGTCCTTGATTTTCTGCATTTGCCCAAGTTATTGTGGGATCGTAAGTCGCCCAAGTTGTAGCTGCTGGAACATCATTCCAAGATCCAAGCAACACGCTTGATAGCAATTCATAAATCTGGTCGCCGTCCTCATCTTGTGAAAGGTTGTCGTTGTAGATTTCTTTGGCAAGTTTCACTAATGAACCCATTGCAAGGATTGTGTAATTGACAACAGTTGCCAATGATCCAGTTGCCCCAACCTCAACAGTTACATCAGTAACATCTCCACCAAATAAATTTATATAAGTTCCGGAACTATCTTTGACTTGCAAACTCAAAGAATCATTAATTTGAAAAGGCAAGGTTTGACCGGATAAGGCAACTAGAGCAACCTGCAAATAAGATGGATTAGGTTGAGTATAAATATCATCTCGACCAGCTTGATGGGCAATATCGCTAATAGCAATGTCGGTGTAATCAACACCAGCAACAGTCAATTTCCAGTCAGGTGTCCAGACCGTCATTATCGAGCCCTAGTTATCCCGCTGTTGTATAGCTGTGGAACTGATCTTGATGCGCTTTGATTTAACACTTTTGCAACGGCTCTCGCAGCACCCTCAGAATCTACTGCTTGAACTGTAATGTTAGTGACCGCTGTTGTTCGGTTCTCTCTAGTGTTTGCCGGAACTGCTGGCAATGGTGCTGCGCCTAACATTCCAGCCTGACTTGCACTTGGGGAAACATTTGGAATGTATCCAATATCTGCTCCGGGTTTAGCAATGTTAATAAATCGAATTGCTTGGTTGGCTAGTTCAGTTAACCCACCAACTACCTCTCTAACGAAATTAATGAATCCTGCAAGAATGCCAGCAAGTCCATTAATTGCTTTGCCAAATGTTTCAGCACCCTTTTGGCTTTGTGCTAGTCCGGCACTTAATCCTTCATCTCCAGTCAATCCTGCAATAAACGCATTTAGTGTTGGGATGCCTGTGGTATTTAAGAAACTAATAAAATCCTCAACTGCTGGAAGTAAAGCAAAACCTAATGATTCTTTAGCTTCATCAAATCCAACTTTTAAACGATCAATCTTGCCTTGAAATGTTTCAGCATTAGCAGCTGCTGCGCCACCATAAAGATCAGACAATTTTTCTTGAACTTGAGTAAAAGATAAGGTGGATAATTCTGCTTTGGATAAACCAAGTCCCAGTCTGCCTAGAGCTATGGTATTGCCATCCTGAGCCCTGCCTAAAGCATTAGCAACAGTTTCAAGTGCTAAACCTCGACCCTTGGCAATGTCTAAAGATAAGTTTAATAATTTTTGGGCTTCGTCAGTATCTTTTGTGGAAACTGCCAAGCGTTGCAAGGCTGGACGCAATTGGTCGTCAGCCACACCAGTTGCTAAAGATGTCTTAAGAATCATCGCCTCGGTTGCCGCTATTTGGGCATCAGTAGCCCCTGTGGCGGTGCGTAGAGCAGCAGCTAACCTTAACTGTGCAGCTTCATCCTCTATTGCAGCCTTGACCCCATCAACGGCTAATTTAGTGCCATAGGCAACGGCAGCAGCAGCAGCGACTGCAAATGCAGCAGCAGCCTTCTTGCCAAACTCTGAAATCTTGCTTGAATTACTTTCGACCGCTTTGTCGGCTTCGCCTAGCTTCTTTTTTAAGTCATCAACATCGGCAAGGATTGATAACTTTAATGTGCGATTACCGGTTGCCATTAGACCCATTCCTTAATAATGCGATTAAAAGCCTGTTCCCACTTGTTAATCAATTCAGGCTGAATTTTGCGAAGGGTTGGATAGATGAACCAACCTCTTGAACCTCTGCCTTGCCGTCCTGAATAAGTAGGGAACTGCTTGAACTTATTAGATCCAAACTCAACTCCACCCCATAGGGTTTGCGTAGTAGCACCACCTGAAAACTTTTGTCTTGCGAAACCATAACGGAACTCACCGATTTTGCTGGACTTAGAGATGCTAACGCCCTCTGCGACTCTTTGCGCAACCTTGCCACTCTTTGTTCTAGTCCTAGCTGCCTGTTTAATTTCCTCTGATGCAAAATACGCCAGAGCAGCAGATTGAGTTCTTGCTTCCTCTGTTGCTTGGTCATCCATAAGTTTGAAAGCCTTGTAAATATCACGCAGATCGTTTTTATTGTATGCAATGGTTTCTTTAGCCATTCCTTGCCTCCAATATCTCGATCGCTGTTAATATGTCATCCGCATCAACCCATTCACTCATTGGTATCTTTGTGGCAATTGCCAACTCAACCAATAATCTGTTTAGGCTTCCTGCTTTATGGCTTTTGGGTTTGCATCACCAACGATGACATCCGCTACTGTTTCCATCCAAATATCCATTGGTTTGATGGGCTTATCTCCTGCGAGTTCACGCTTATGTGCATGATAAGCAAGAAACATAAGATCCCAAATACCCAACTTCTCGGATGCCTGACCAATAGTGTTTCCTGTCTGCTTTTCCCATTTCGCCCACTCAGGTGGTTGGGCAATGTAAGTTGCTTGCTCACCTGAGTTATATTCAATTGTAATTGGTAACTTCATTTGTTTGCTCCCGTTTTATTTTTTAACTAAAGGTTTCGGTTACTGCGCCCTTAGATACTGTGAAAGTGAATGATACTGTCTGAGCATCAATACCTGAACCACCTGCGGTTGGAAACTCTGGCTTTACTGGAAACACAAATTGTGCTCCGGAAGCAGCTGTAAGTGTCATGCTGATGTCTGTATCTGGTGCAGTTTCAGCAGCAGTCCATAGAGCCTCACAAACTGAGTTTGCCTTGCCCCAATCTGCCAACATATCCAATTGGAATGTTCCTGAAATGTTTGTGGTCTTGTAAGCCTCGCCTTCCATGGTCTGATAAACCTGACGCTCATTGACCTTGGTTAAAACTGCGTTTGTCGCCTGTGCTTGAATATCTGTTCCACCTGAAAAAGATAAACCAACATCACGACCGGTAATTACGACTGTTGCCATGATTTCTCCTTATATTGTTTGCGTGTAGTAGGTAGATACTCGAACATCTGCGATTAGCAGCGTTGATGCACCAACTTGAGTAACTGTCGGTCTTTCAACCGAGCTGACAATGTATCCAACTGGAATTACTGCCAGAACACTGATTATTAATTGCTCGATGTTGTCGAGCGATGCGGGGTTGCTGTTATATGCAACTGCAACTGATATTGTAAAATTGATTTTGGCTCTGACATTGGTTTTGCTTATTGTTTCAAATTCTAAGTAAGGTGAATCAGGCACAACCACCACAGCTGGTGGGATTACTGTTTCAGGAACAAATGAATAAACATTTCCTGCGACAACTGATAAAGCGGTTGCTAAAGGTGTTCGGATCTGTTGAAGGATTGTTTCATTAGGCATTTAGAGAGCCATGCTTTCGGTGTCAATATATGAACCAAGCAAACCAACGCACTTATTGAAAAGTGATCGACCCATTCTAAACGGGGTTGGTGAGAAATCTACTCCTTCGATTTGTCCTCCGCCGGCAAGTCTTGCTTGAAAGACTTCGACTGAAACTGTATAGACGGCTGACTGAACAGCTGCGTTTCCAACATAAGTTGATGCGCCAGAAAGGGTAGCAACTCCGGATGGGATGACATTAGCCTCGAGTATATCGGCGTTAGTGATCGATGCTGAAAAGGTATATTGTCCAAGATTGTCTGCCAACACAACTCTTGTTCCGTTGTAAGGTGAACCGCATCCTGTGATGACAACTGATTGCCCTTCGGTAAATTCATGAATTCCTAATGTGGTAAATGTAGCAACATTGTCTGACAATGAAGTTGCTTGAATTGGTGCTTTGAATGTAACAAGCATTGGCAGAATAACAGTTTCTGCTGTGTCAATAATTTGGTTCAAATAAGTGTCGTTATACAAGGCTGATGACACACCAAGGACGGATCGCAACTCGGTGGCTGTAATTATGCTTGGCATGTCATCTCCTTACTCCCATTAATGGATGCCTAGGATCGGGAGCAACCCTAGGCACTCAGTTAAATTACGCTACTGATAATTTGCGGAATGCTGCTGGGTAGCGATTAACTACTGCAACATATCCGTATAGACCGATTTCAACTCGACCATTGGCAACGATGTTTGCACGAATCTCGAAAGTTCCGGACTCATGGAATCGCATTGCTGCTGCTGGATAAACAAGTGCATGCTTAACATTTGCATTGTCACCTGTGTAGTTAGGATCAACGATTAGGTCAAGTCCTGCGACTGTTCCGTTTGTTGAACCTTGTGTGATTAAGCC